TTTAGCCTTTGCATAAGCACGAGCGGCTTTCTTCATTTCAAATTCTTTGGCCAATAAACTAACATAGCGCTCATTCTTTGATTTGAATTCTTTTACTTTAGATGAAGCATATGATTCAAAACGAGCATTACGCTCAGGAGAACCATTATGGTTGAAATAATATTTTTCTAATAACTCATGCACACGCTTGGCAGAAGTAACAATGTTATCAAGGTTTGCTTTAGGAATTTTACCATAAATGTATGGTTTACATTCTTGAGAAACTAAACTATCTTCATTCTTACGGAAGTTTTCATCGGTTTCACAAGAAGGTTCAAACTGGTCAATATCAGTAGGCTTAGATTCTTTATCGTGATTGATTGAATTGCCATTTTCATCACTATCATTTTCTTCACCATTATCATTTTCAGAATTAGATTTTTTGGCTTCTTGTTTTTCTGAACCACTTTCGCCTTTCATATCACCGCTTTGAGAGCCGTCTTGTTCTTCTTCGCCTTCTTCATCATACTCTGAGTATTCATAACCATCATCGTTAGATTCCGATTCTTCGCCATCTTGTTGGTAATCCATACTTGCCAACAATTGCTGTAACATTTCAAATTGTTCATCTTTAGAATAATTGAATACGGCTTTTGTAACACGAATGACATCTTCCCATGATTCACAAGCTTCAACTTGTTTTACCAATTTCATTTCTTCATCGGTAAAATCTACTTTGGTTGTGCCAGAAGATTTTGTATGGAGATTAAGGCGGTCAATAAATGACAAACTATTTAAATTACGACCTTTGATACCAAAAAAATCTTTATCAAAAAGTGCTTGATAACTTTTAACGAATGAAGAACGAATACCAGGATATTTCCGTTTTACTTTTTTCTCAATACGAGCATCTTCAACTACATTCAAGAAGCCTTTATATTTGGCACCAAGAGAAGAAGCAGCTTCATGCCAACCTTCAGCAGGTGTATAGAGAGCATGGCCAACTTCGTGACCTAACATATGGTCATATGTAGCACCAGTCATATCTGTCCAGATAGGACAATAGAGAACACGATTTTTAGGGTCGAACATCGCTGTGCGAATCTTTTGATGCTCGATAGTAAGATTTTCTGTGGCAAGTAACTTTGCCAATTGTGATTTAGATTCTACTGTAAATGCCATATGAACTTTCTGATTAATATGCAACCATTATACACGAACCACGAGGAAAGTCAAGCTTACTTGTTGCATGAAAGCAACAGGCTAAGCTCTTGTTTTAATTGAGGATTTTTTGCAACCTCATGTAGGATATGACTGGCACCGTGGCATTGAAAGGCACGAATGACATCGGCAACACAGGAATAGAAATGCATTTCTTCCTGTTCTAATAGAGTGTGGGAGTAATCTTCAATCATAAGGCTATGATATCACACCTAGATTACAATTGAGGCAATTATTTTGAAATGTTTTCCCAAAGAGTGCGGTAAGTTTCAACCACATCTGTCCACAATTTGATAATTGTTTTTATTGGGTGTTCAATGAGAGAGGCGAAAGCGATTAATGTTGCTGGTATGGCAACAAGTAATGTGATTAGAAAACCTACGATGCCTAGAAATGTAAACATAGTCTTTTATAGTGGAGCGGTGGCCTTGAGTTGCACAAGGTTAATTAAACGGGAAGTCCAACTTGTTCTACAACCCACCGCATATTCAATACTATAACATTATATATGTAACTTGTCAAGCATTTTAACGGCAAAAGTTTTTATCTGCCTACTTGACCTAGATATTTTGCCTTTGTTTCTTCCCATGAAAGGTAAATCAAATCATCATAAAACAATGTTTCATAGGATACTTTATTCTTTTTGGTCAATTGTTTAATTCTGCCAATGGCGTGTTTTGTTTTCCAGATATTCACCAATGATTCATAGCTGGTATCAAATGATTTTACCAACTGTTCTTCTTTGATTTCACCACGGAGAAACTCATAAGAGTTATCATACAATGGTGAGAAGTAAATGCCTCGAGCATGGTCAGTTCTAATCAACTCTTTAGGAATGCCTAGTTTACTATAAGTAAAGCCTAGTGAACGATTCTTATGGTCACGTTTGTGTGGTTGACCTGATGGTTTCTTTGCAACATACCATTCAAAGTAATTACGAGTATGATTCTTTTTTAACCAGTTAATGATATTGCCACGGACTTTTCTACTTGGTTCAAATGATACTGAACCTGCCGTGAAACCCATCTTCTGCCAGTGGTCAAGGTTATCATATTGTGATAGACCATCAGCCTTTGTTCTACCATACAATGATGTTGTTGTTACACCAATCAACACATCACCATATTGTTTTTTCCATAATCTTTGCACTTCATCAGATAGGCAGAGTAATGCCAATAATTTACCACCAACATAATTGTAACCAAGTGGTTGAAATGGCACGATAGTAGAACCAATTGCCGTGTGATTAATCATACTGCCTTGTGTCTTTAATTCACGAGCCCAACCAATCTTCTCATCACGAGGAGTAAGGTCTAAGAAGTCAGATGATATACAGATGACACCTAGATACTTGCCTGTCACCTGGTCACGAACCAAGAAGTTTAGGTTGCGACCAATGTTACTATTGTTCTTCATTGTTGAAATGAAATTACGAACTGTGTTCCATCTTTCAGGTAAGTCTTTACTTCGTTTCTTTTCTACTTCAAATTCTTTACCATCAATACCAATCTGCATATCTTTACCAGAATCATCTGTATATTCTAATACAGGTTGTAAGTTGAGATAATCTTCAGCTGATTGTGGCACCCAAATAGATGCCTTAATTTCATCAACAACCTTTTGTTGATTTGGGTCAACAAGCTGAACTTCTTCACCAAATAAAGTTTGATTAATAACAGTAGGATATTTCTCTTTGATTTCACACCACTTTTGATAGAGTGTGTATTCTTTTACATCCATTTTTGAAACATAGGTTAAATCATTGATAACTTGCTCTTTGAGAACACTCTCATCAATATCAACAAAAGAACTTGGCGGATTCTCATCTTGCCATTGTTTCCATTGTTCTTCTACATCAGCTTTAGCATCAATCATATTTTTTTATGCAATCTCATAATTTTTTTAATTAACTTCTTTTGTTGTTTCTTTGCCATTTCTAGTGCAAGTGGTTTAACATGGTTGGTAAACCTAATACCATTCATATGGTCAAGTTCATGTTGATAACATCTTGCTGTTAAACCCTCAAAACGCATTTGCACAACTTTACATTCTTCATTAATAAACTCTGCTTCTACCCAAGAGTGCCTTTCTACATTAAGTGCTAAGCCAGGAAAAGATAAACATCCTTCTTTATCTCGTATCAAATCAGGCGAAGCATTAATGATTTTTGGATTAATACAAGCCCAAACTGCATCATTAGCACCAATTACAAAAACTCTTTCAAATACTCCACATTGATTAGCAGATAGTCCAATACCACCATGTAATTTCATGGTCATCTTCAATCGCTTAATTAATTTACCAAAAACTGGATTTGGCAATCGTGTAACATCATATTCAGGTATCTTTTGAAGAAGCATTGGATAATCTTCGTTAAACAACGATAGCGGATTAATTACTTCTTCTTTCTCTTTAACAATACCTTCTTCGGTATCAATTGTAAAAATATCACTCATGTTTTCATTACCCAATCTTCTGCACAAATTTCGGCATCTTCTTCTCTGTCAAAATACTTAGCATCATTATAATCTGTTTCTGCTTCATAAAGCAAGGCCATAAACCTAGATTTGCCTACACCTGTTAGGTATACTTGGCCAGTTCGGTTATGCCCATCGGTATACTCACTTAATTTTTTGAATTCATCCATTATATCATCCTATTATTGGTTTGTCAAACAAAGATTCTTTTATTACCTGTGGGTCCCATGCCGTTCTGGAATCACACATAAGAACATTGATATCCAAAAGTTCACGCAACCCTAAATGCATGGCAAACGGAACATTATATTGTTCTTTTGCCTTCTGAATGTAATCTATTAAAGCTTTTTGATATAATTCGGCATATTTCTTTTGGCACATATATGCTTTATTGTCGCCAATGGCAAACACTCTCCAATTTTTATAATTGATATTTGATAAAGAGAATTGAAAGGCTGCACTATTCACACCAGGATATTCTTGGTCTTGAAAGTCATCAAGTGCAATAATACCATCATCTCTCATCTTACTACTAAACAACATCAAATCACTTAATACAGCCGAGTGTTCATGGCAACCATCAATGTGAAGAAACCTTAATTCATTTTGAAAGACAATATCATCAAACTTTAATTCTGTTGTATCTTCTAATCTCCAAATCAAATTATTGGGATTACCAAACTTTGTAATATTAGATGTGGCTTTTTCTTTATCAGATTCAGAAAAAATATCATACAAATAAAAGTTATTGTTACCAATAAATTGTGAGATAGCAATGGCACTTTTACCATATGCAACACCAATCTCACACACATCACCTTTTGGTTTCTGCAATTCTTTTAAAATGCCGTATGTAATGATAATGTCTTTAGGGTAAAACCAACCTTCTACTTCTTTATCAATTACTTCTTTATAGTTTCTTAAATAATGTTCAAAATTCATTTTACAATCCTACTAAAGTTTTTAACCTTCTCAAAGCGAATTACATTACGGAATTTATCTTGTAGTATATCACCCTTATGAGAAATAACAAACACATTGGTGCCTTCTAGCATCTGCAATATGGTCATTAGATATTCCGTGCCATTGGCATCAAGGCTCGAATCAAACACCTCATCAAGTATTAATAGATTAGTATTGGCAGAGTTCTTTAGTTTAGCAACAGCACGCCAACTAAACAATAATGCCAAATCAATCTTTTGTTTTTCACCCTCTGAAAAAGAATCATAGGTGAAGTCATCACGGTGCCTTGATTTGATTGTTTCTTTGAATGATTCATCAAGGTTAAAATTCACAAAGAAATCAAATGATGCCAGATATTTGTTTACCAATTTGTTAATGATTGGCAAATACTGTTTGATAATCTTGGTCTTAATACCTGTATCTTTCAACAAGCCAGACGCTACTTCATAATATGTTTTTTCATCTATAAGGGTTCTTAAATGTTGCTTTAACTGACTTAATGATTCATTTATGATACTTAATTCTTGTTCTTCTTTGTCGGTACTTGATTTGTTTAACTTCAAATCTTCAATCTGTTTTTCTAACCGTTTAATATATTTGTTTGTTTCGGTAATAGTGGTATTTTTGGTTGCAATTTCAATTTGCAATTCTTGAATTTTCTTTTGTGTTTCAGAGATTGAATTCAGTTTAGATTGTTCTGCTAATAACTTCTTCTCTAACTCTTGCAAGCCATGGTCACATTCCGTAACCTTGGTGCCAAGTAAGGTAAGTTCTTTCTCTTTGAATTCCATGGCAATGGCTTGCCTACACGTTGGACAATCGTCATTGTGTTGAAAGAAATTGATATCCTTACGAAATTTGGATAAGTTGCTTTCAATTTGCGATTCAAGTTTTGTAATCTTTTTGACCTTAGCCTCTGTTTCAGCCTTCGCATTGACGAGTATTTGTAACTGTCGAACTTCGTTAGAGAACAATTCAATCTGTTCTGCCAGCGTGGATATGGTGTTCGCACTACCACTAATCTCACCTTCATATTCTTTTACCTTATCTTCATTGTTTTGTTTTAGTTCATCAATATGTTTTTTCTGTAAACTATACTTCTGTTCAGCCAAATCAATATCATATTTTTTAGTTATTGTGGCATCTTTGTTCATTGTAATCTTATCTTTTAAAATATTATTCATGGCAGAAAACACCTGAATATCTAAAAGTTCTTCAATGATTGCTCTGCGGTCAGATGCCGATAGTTGCATAAATGGTGTAAACGATGCTGAACCAAGAATGACAATCTGTGTAAATGATTTATAGTTTAATTTAAGAATAAACTTTTCAAGGTATTCTTGGTAATCTCTTACAGCAGCATCTTGATTAATCATCTCACCATCTTGCCAAATCTCAAACACATTTGGCTTAATGCCACGAACAATCTTATAGTGCTTGTTGCCAGAATTAAATTCAACTTCAACAAGACAATCTTTACCATTGATTGAATTTAATAACAATGGTTTATTCACCGAGCGAAATGGTTTGCCAAACAAAACAAAACACAATGCATCAAGCATTGTAGATTTACCTGCTCCGTTTGAACCAACTATTAATGTGCTAGGTGATTTATCAAATTGTATTTCTGTAAAGTGGTTGCCGGTACTTAACAGATTTTTCCATTTTATTTTACGAAATAATATCATTCAGTTTCAGTAGTGAGAGCTTCAACATAAAGCTCTTTCATTAAAGTTTTAAGTTTATCATTATCCACAGTCAATGTCAAGTTATCAATATACTTGGATAGAATAGTCATTGTATCTTCTGCCTGATTCACAAGGTCTTTATCATCTTCAATAATCGTATCGGTAAAGTCCTCAACAATGGCAATATCACCAATGCCTGCCTTGTATAGATTATCTAACACATTATCAAATAGATATGGGTTTTGTTTATTCAATACTACAATCTTTACATAACAATCTTTCAAGGCTGCATAATCAAATTTTTGCCAATAAGCAAAGTCAGTTGTTGCATCATCATAGTTAATTTTATGAAACATTCTATTAGGGTTTGAAACAAATGTCAACTCTCTTGTTTCGGTATCAAACACATGGAAACCACGAGGGTCATTATAATCTGCCCATGTTATTTCATATTGATTACCAAGATAGTGAATAGAACCATTGGTAGACTTGTGATGAAAGTGGCCAGATAGAACCATATCAAACCTATCAAAGGTTGATTTGTCCATTCCTGTATGACACACATTACCTCTGTCCATTTCAAACCCAGCAATCTCAAAATGTCCAAATACTACTTGCGATTTAGTTGTCTTTAGAAATTCTAAAGCTTGTTCATAATTACTTGAATTAATCCATGGCACCATAGCAACAGATAGACCATCATACTCTATATCTTTTGGTTCAATCATCACATTAATATTATTGTAATGGTCAAACAACTCATGCATAGCATTAATCTCATTTGTGTTCTTGTAAGTAACATCATGGTTACCAACAATTACATCCATATTAATGCCTTCTGTCTGTAATACATCAAAGAAGCGTTTACGCCACGAATTGAGTGTTACAAATGAAATAAACTTTCTGCGGTCAACCA